GTTGTCGATTATTTAAATGAATATGCTAAACGACTTGGTATGACTGTAACTCGAATTGGTCTTATGACTAATATTCGTAGAAAAATTATAAGTTGTAAAACCAAGAATAAATTGAATTTATATCTCAAAGGATATAATTTGATTCACAATAAACATATTCCTTATCAATATCTTTATAATTCAAGAGAAAATAGACTTGAGTTACTAGCTGGATTATTAGATTCAGATGGAGATTTATGGTGCAATGGTTATCATTTTAGCAATATCAATAAGCAACTTGTTGAAGATGTTAAAAATTTAGCAGATTCTTTGGGTTTTCGTACTTATATGAGTGGTGGTTTGAAGTTCAATAAGCAATTAAATAGAATGTATGAGAGTTGGTGTGTTTCTATATCAGGTAAGATAGATAAGATACCAGTAAAGATATTGCGAAAAAAAATACAATATGATTGGGATAATAAGTTATCGAATAAAGATTGGGGTGTAATAGATGGTGTAACTCCGAGTGTCGTATCATCTATTAAAATTACTGACGTAGGAGAGGGTGAATATGTTTCGATAACTACTGACGGTGACCATAGATTTTTGTTAGCAGACGGAACCGTTACACATAATTCTTTTTATTTCTCCAATGCTTATGCTGCATGGCAGCTTTATAGATATTCTCCACCAAAAGTAAAACAATATAGTAGAAGACCTTCAAAAGCAAATTCTAATAGAGGATTTTTATTCTCATTTTCATTACAACAAGCCGTTGATTTGATAGAAATCCTTAAAGGTACAATTGAATCTAATGATGAGTTGCGTGAAAGGTTAATGCCTAATAATGCAAAAGAGGGAGCTTGGGCATCAACTAATATAGTTTGTAAAAATGGAGCACGTCTTACTGGTAAGGGATTTGGTAGTTCCGTTCGCGGTGCTCACCCATATTGGATTATAGTAGACGACGGATTGAAGGATAATGTTATATATAGTCAATTGCAAAGACAAAAGAGTATAGATTATTTTCATTCAGTTATCATGAATATGCTTGTCCCCAATGGTCAGATTATAGTTGTTGGCACCCCATTTCACGCTAATGATTTGTACGGAGATTTGAAAACGAAAAAAGGATGGTTTGTGATAGAATATCCTGCTATATTCCCAGACGGAAGAATACTATGGCCACAGCGTTGGTCATTTAAAGACCTAATGGACAAGAAAAACACTCAGGGTAATATAATTTTCTCAAGAGAGAATCTTTGTAGACCTATTGTATCAGATTCATCAATCTTCCCATTAGATATTTTGAAGCGCAGTCTGATACGAATGGATAACTACACATTGGTTCGCAATAGAGACGATTATCCTATGAAATTTAGCAAAGTAGTAGTAGGAGCGGATTTTGCGATATCATCAAAAGTAGGAGCGGATTATTATTGTTTTACTGTTTTTGGTATTGATGAAGATAATGGCATGTGGCTTTTGAATATTTATATTGGTAAGGGAAAGTCTTATGATGAACAATTGCAGATACTTAAAGGTATTAATGTCAAATTTCGTCCCGATGTAATGGTATTTGAGAGTAACGTATTTCAGCAGATATTCACGGATAGTGCTATGAAATACGGAATGCCAGTCGTTCCTCATAATACTGGAGCTGAAAAGAATGACCTTTCTAAGGGTTGGTGTGCTATTGCATTAATGTTCGAGCGTGCAATGATTCACATACCTACAGGAGATAAGTATAGTTTAGACATGAAAGATGTAATTTTTGAACAATTGAGTTCTGTTGCATTTACGGACAATGCGGGACTAGCGAGCGTTGGTTCCCACGATGACGTATGTTCATCTATGTGGCTGGCTATGTTGGGACGCAATATTACGACTACTGGTTTCAAGTTCAGTTTTATTTAATAGCAGAGTTATTTTTATAATATAAAATAATCAAAAATAGATGAAATAATATGGATATAATACAACAACCGCCATTTACAATTCAAGTAGAGCCGACGGAGGGGTGTAATCTTGGATGTAGTTTTTGTGGATTAAGAGGAATACGTGAAAAGGGTACAAAACCTTGGAAATTTATGACATTAGCCCAAGCTGAACGCATAGCAAGTGAAATCAGTCGTGTGGGTTGGACTGCTAAAATTGTATTCGCTATGCACGGCGAGCCTACATTGAATCCTCAATTATTTGAAATAATTAGAGTATTCCGTAAACATTTACCAGATAACATTTTTCATCTTATTACAAATGCATACGGAATTGCGCACGATTTAGAGAGCCGTGAACGTCACGACCCTATAAATATACTCAATTATGTAGCAGAGCTAAAAGACGCAGGAATAAACCATTTGTTATTGGATAATTACAGTCCTAAAGGAGATTGGTCTTATGTAGTTGAGGCATTATCTATGCTTGAAGGGGAAATTGAGATATTATATCTTGATAAAGATAAAACACCTATGTTTCGTGCCGATAGAAAATTCAATGTAATTATACTGCCTCCTATTAATGAAGTGAAAATACATTTAGTCCGCAATTTAAAGAATCATTGCGGAGCCGCATTTCCTCCCGATAGTAAATATGCTAATCAGCGTTGTGCTAAGTTATTTCGTGAACTTTCATTCCGTTGGGATGGTAATGTCGCTATATGTTGCGACGATTTTCGCGGAGAATATCCTATTGCTAATATTAACAACATGGATATTATATCATTGTGGAATCATGAACGATTTCAAGTTGCACGTATTTTAACATATCATAATGAGCGTTCGTTTCATCCTTGTAGTATTTGTACTGAACGCAGTATGCGTGTAGGGTTGTTGCCCGATAAGTTGGGTAAAGATACTCTTCCTGCTCCAACTGACGAAATACGTGAATTTGCTCGCAGAGTTTCTAAAGAAAATAATTCACTTGCTAAAATAGTTAAACGGTCATGGGAAAGTTAGAAAAAGATTTACACATTGCTATCATTACAAGGGGTCGTATCGATGAGCAACGTACATTACGACAGATGTCACCAGAGGTACGAAAGTATGTAACTTTATATGTACATCCAGGAGAGAAGTCTCAACACGAAAAGAATTGGGGTGGTAAGGTGCATGATATCGTAGATTGTCCTAAAGAAGCGAAAAACATTGGTGAAATTCGTGAATGGGTAGCGTGGAATGCTCCTAATGGTAAAGTAATTTTTGCCGATGATGATTTGAAGTTTTGTGTGCGCAAAAAGGATTATAAGTCTCCAAAGACTATGATACCCAAGAATTACACTCCAGAGGAGATATTAGAGCATCAGACTGATATGTTTAATTGGATGTGGAAGACGCTTGATGAACCTGATATTGGGGTTGTAAGTGTTCCGCAACGCCAATATAATCTACCCAATACACCATTTCTTGAACGTGATAAACGATTTTATTCGTTTTGGGGTCTTAATGTAGAGAAGTACACCGATGAGCGAAATGATGTATTTATGAGTCAGTGGCCAATCAAGGAAGACTTCATTGTCGGCATTGCCATGAGACAAATGGGTTATCATATTGCTATTAATAATGGATATGCTTGGGACTCTTGGGATAGTAATCACGCTGGTGGTTGTAGTAACTATCGTACTATCCAGATGCAGAATGATATAGCAAAACGCATGGCAGAGAAGTGGCCAGATTTCGTTTCCATTAAAGTGCGCAACAATAAACATTGGGGTGGTGAGTTTGAAGGCAAGGAATCACTTGACGTTACAATTAAATGGAGTAAGATTGAACAAATTAAATAAATAAGATATGCAACAAGTACAAGTAAAAATTATTAACAAGTCACGCAACGCTATGCCTCGTTATGCTACTGCTAATTCGGCAGGTGTAGACCTTATGGCTGATGTTGAGGAGGGTAAGGATATTTGGATTAAACCAGGAGAAAGAGCATTGATTCACACGGGATTGTACGTAGCGTTGCCAGATGGGTTTGAAGCGCAGATTCGTCCTCGTAGTGGTCTAGCTCTAAAAAGTGGTATTACTGTGCTTAATAGCCCAGGAACCATTGATGCTGATTATCGTGGTGAAATCGGAGTAATACTTTATAATGCTAGTGCCGTGGACTTCCGTGTAGTTAATGGCGACCGTATAGCACAGATGATTCTATCGCCAGTAATACATATAGATTTCGTTGAGGTCAGTGTGCTTGATGAAACCGTAAGAGGTGATGGTGGTTTTGGTCATACGGGGAAATAAGGCAATGGAACGTATCAAACATAAACAAATGGTTATGAAAAATAAGGTTGATGATTTGACCGATGCTTTGGTTAATATAATGCAATATTCAGATAGTTCAGTAGATTATCCTAATATTGATGCGGCTGAAGTAGACGATGGCGTTGTTGCGGAATGGTTCTATCCTATATATAATGGTATGAATGATTTTTCGGAACTTACTGCGATACTAATGTATACAAGTCAAGAAAGTACTTTTGAGGAAATAGGTGAGGTGATGCTTGGTATAGCATTGACCGAAATGAAGCACTATGCTAAATTGGGAGATTTTATCTGTAAATTAGGAGGAAGCATTAAGCAGAAATATAATAATAGTGGTGTTACAATAGGAAATAATGCCCGAGAAGCATTGGAAATAGCTTATGAATCCGAGGTTAAGACTATAAATTTTTACGATGCTATAAAGGAAAGAATAGAGAAAACAAAATCTACCACTACAACAGCCATCGCACTACAATTGATTGATAAGATTAAAGCCGATGAGGAAGTGCATAAGCGGTTGTTGAATGCCGAGTTTTTGAAATATCCTAAGAAAGAAAATGATATAGTTGAAAAGATAGAAGTAAATGAACAAGAAGATTCTTAATCTTTGTAAGGCTATTGAAGATAAGTTCAATTGTATCTGTTATGCTTATGAAGATTCGTTCTATTGGGCTATTTGCATAGATAATTACAATTTGTATTTTAGCACGGAATTTTTTAAATTTACAAAATATTTGCGTGCCAAATATAAAAAGTTACGATTGGTATTCTTTTATTGTAATCCTAGTGAGAAATCTTTGTTAAAGCTAGCATCGGAAAATAATTTAGTGATGTCAATCGTGTGAATAGTTTCATATAATTTTGATGTTTTTAGTAGGATATGTTTGTGAAAATATATCCTACTTTTTATGAAATTTTGGGAAAATGTATTTTTCCCAAAGTTATTATATTACAAATAATATTTAAATAAAAACAAAATGTTTACACCGAGCAAATATCAGAAGGCTGTTTACACTTACATATTGAAAGGTAAGGGAAATGCTGTAGTAGATGCTGTAGCTGGTAGTGGTAAATCTACTACAATAGTGAACGCATTGAAAATTATACCAAGTGATAAGAGAGTTCTATTTTTGGCATTCAATAAGTCTATCGTCGATGAGTTGAAACATAAGATAGGCAATATGCCTAATGTAGAGATATCTACATTGCATTCACTTGGAGCAAGAGCGATTATGAGAACTGTCAATACTAAGATTAATGGCAGCAAATATATGCAATATCTTAATCAGGGGATTAAGGAAGGTAGAATAACTCCAACTGTACAATTGTCTAATTGTGAAAAGGTGAATTGGAAGAATAGCATAATTAAGCTATTAGACTTAGCTAGAGTGAATCTCGTAGATGATGTAAGAGCTATCGTAGATTTGTCTATTAAGCACGATGTAGACATTGTAGACAATGAGCCTGATATTGTAAGAAATCTTATAACTTGGGGTAAGAATAACGTATCAGAGATAGATTTTACAGACATGATATATTTCCCAAACGTATTGAACATTCGTATGAATAAGTATGATTGGGTATTTATTGATGAGTGTCAAGATTTGAATGCAGCTCAACGTAATATGTTTTTGAAGTGTATAAATACTGAAGGTGGTCGCTTTGTAGCTGTTGGAGATGAAAAGCAAGCTATATATGGTTTTTCAGGAGCCGATGCTGAGAGTTTTCATAAATTACGTCACTTGCCTCATACGGTCAAGTTGCCTCTTTCTATATGTTATCGTTGCGATAAGAGTATCATTAATCTTGCTCAAAGTATAGTTCCGCAGATACAGAGTCGTGCTGATGCTGCTGATGGTATTATAGATAGAGCTGCTAAGATTGATGACGTTCATAATGGCGATATGATACTTTGTCGTGTTACTAGTCCTCTGATAGAGCTCTGCATGCGATATATCTCTAGAGGAGTCAAGGCTTATGTTAAAGGTAGAGATGTTGGTACTAATCTTTGTAACTTGCTTCAGAATACTAAGCAGGTTAAAATAAACAATGCTATTGAGGTATTGTATCGTGATTTATCTAGACGTATTGGTAAGTTGATAGCTCAGGGGTTGGCTACAAATGAAGAAGAAGCAAAGAGGCATCCAAGATATATTGCTGATAAGGATAAGATTGAGAGTATTGAGGTAATTAGTGAGGGTCTTGATACGGTTGCTGCAGTGGTAGAAAAAATACAATCTATATTCAGTGATGATAGTGATGGTATTTGCTTGAGTACTGTACATAAATCTAAGGGATTGGAGAATAATAGAGTTTTTATCATAAAGCCAGAGAAGTTGCCGTTGCTTGGTTGTATGAATATACCTTGGATGGCTGAGCAGGAGATGAATCTAGTGTATGTAGCTTATACAAGAGCTAAGCATTATTTGGGTTTTATTGGCGATTTTTAATGTGATTTTAAAAATTTTTGGGTAAAAACGAAAATTTTTGATAAATTTCTTTGTCGTTTGGGAAAAAGATAGTAACTTCGCTCTTGTTAAGAAATAACGATTGTAAAATTAAATTGTAAAATTATGAAGGAAAATTTAGAGAAAATACTCGCTAAGATTCGCAAATTGAAGAATCTCTATGAGAGTGCTAAGAAAATAGATTCTGAAGGTGAGGCATGTCAAGCAGCCAAGGCGATAAGAAATCTATTATTAGAGTATAATTTGACCATGGAAGAGGTTGAGATGAGTCAGGACGCTTCTGATAAGGAAGAAATCGTTCAAGAGTCAGCTTCGGGATATGACTACAAGTCAATAGGAGGATATTGGGAGTATGAATTGACTAGTACTATTTGTCGTTATAATCTTTGTCGTTGCTATATGTTAGGCAATACTTACAAGAATCTGGTTATATTGGGCAAGGAGCAAAATATAAAGATGGTTCGTTGGACGGTTGATATGTTAAAAGAGCGTCTTGTCGCTCTGTCTAAGGATAGATTCAAGGAGTTTCAGAAGCAGTGTTTAGACAATCAAGTTAGACCATATTCAAAGGATAAGTTTCAGAGAAATTATCTTATGGGTTGTGTAGATGGCTTGCGTAGAAAATTGAAAGAGGAGAGAGATAGAGAGAAGGCTCAAGAGGAAGAACAAGCAAGTAAGATAACTTCACTGGTAGTATGTAACGATGCTGCAATCGACGAATATACCAAGAAAACTTGGGGTCAGACGAAAACCAGAAATGTTAGATACGAGAGTAATAATGCCAGAAATTTGGGGTATAAGGATGGTAGAAATATTGAACTGAATAATCCTATTGAGGGAAACGTCGGTAAAAAGAGTTTATTAGGATAATGTTGCGACGGTGTTGTTGGGGATATGTATAGTTTTTTCTTGCATATTCCCAACTTTTATTTTAGTAAAATGGATAAAGATTTGAAAAAGGTATGTGAAAAAATTCGCAAGGTGAAACCGAATTGGAAAGTCACTCCAGAATTATTCGAAGAATTAAAGAAAGAATATAATATTGAGGTAAATGATATTGATGTATGAATATTTTATTTGACGGAAATTTTTTATTCCACAAGACCTTTTCTGTTTGGTCTATGTATTATCAAGACCGTAAGAAAACAGCGGAAGAAAATGAGATTATATTATCAGAATCTTTGAGAGATAAAGAGAAACTTCAGGTGTTAGTGCGTAAACTTATAATAGATATGTGCGCTGCTATTAATAGATTTAACCATGTAGAAAGGGTTGCTATCGTAATAGATAGTTCTTCTTGGCGTTATCGTATGTATGATGATTATAAGTATGCTCTAACAAGAATTAGAGGATTATATTACAAAGATTTTTGCAATGCTCTAGATTATTTTGAACAGTTTTTACGCAAAAAAGGTTTTATTGTAAGTCGTGTAGATGGTGCCGAGGGTGATGACTTGTTATATATGTGGAGTATATATTTTGCCGACGTATTGAATGAAGAGCTTGTTATAATTACAGGAGATTCGGATATAAGACAAATTATAAGACCCAAGGTTGCTTTGTTTTGCAATAATTCAAAAAATTTGAAGTTTTTTTGTTTGCCTGAAAAACAATCTTATTGGAGTAATGTTATGAATAACGATGTAGTGATAGAGTCGGTGGTTCCTTTCAATGTGCTCTTGTACAAAGTAATAATGGGTGATAATTCAGATAATATTCCCAAAATTAAAAAAGGATTTGGTCAAGTCGCTTTTGACAAATTTATAAGCAATTTAGATAGTAATATTGATTTCAGTGAATACGATACATTAGATAGAATGTGCGACTATATAACTAAATTATTTTGCAATTTTACGGAATCATATTATAATGATTATTATGATAAGATATATTTCAATCTGAATATGACTTGGCTGAATATTGCCGTCTATAATAGTCAAAATTATTGGTACAATAATAAAACTTTATTATATAATATGATAGACGATATAGATAAACAGAAAAACAAGTATTATTTCAAAAATAATTTTACATTAGAAGATATTTATGGATTGATGATAAAGTAGATTTTTTGAGTTAATGATAAAAATAATATATAGAAAGTATGGAAAATGTAACAAAAAAGTTTATGGCGATGCGTGAACAGCAAAGAATAAGAATCGCCAATATGTTTGGGTATGATAGTCCTGAAGATTATGTCAATAAGGCAGAAGATAACGATATAGAGAAGTCAGATATATTAGACGCCATTAGTTATGGGGATTCCGCATTCAAGTTCAAGAAGAGTGGAAAGGAGATAAAAGACCAGATAAACAATATAACTTTACCCAAGAAAAATAGTGAATTAGCTATCCAAAAGGCAAATGCTGTTGCTTTATTAAATAAGTGTGGTGCTGCTCCTGCTGAATCTGTTTGTAAATATTGGACGCATGGATTAGATATAGATTGCGATTTTAAGATGTATCTTTGGGAAGAATGTCGCATGAAACCAGATTATTGTAAATCTAATATATCATCTTGCATAGAATGGCAGAATAAGGATGATAATAATGATTTAAATTATGCTGAAAATGAAGAGCAATGTCATTGTCGTAACAAGTATAATGATACAGTTAATATAATTTGCAATATTCTTGTAGATATATCCACTTGTAATATATTGTTGAATAATATAGACGATAGTGATGATATAAATCTCAATGTTAGACAATTGAGTGCTTTATGTTTTAAGTAATTTCTTCATATTTAGAGTAGAGATGGATTGATAATTTTAGAAATATATCAATCTATCTCTTTTTCAAAGTTATATATAAAAATAGTGAATATGAAGAAGATTCATCGATATTACAAAATTGGAGATATTGTTGTAAATAAGGAGATATGGGGAAACAAGAAATTTATCATTCATGGTTTAGGTGGTAATTACTACAATCCAGAATTATATGTACATCCATTTGGCGAAGATAGAACTATTGGTAATTCTTGTAATTTCCCTATTAAGGAAGTGTCTTTAATTTCTTCTTATAATAGACCGTTGAGAAAAATAGTAAAAGAAAAATTGATAATTATGGTTAATAAAGGTATTGAAGAAGCGAAACGTGAGTTAATAATAAGGAATAGAAAGGAGGTATTCTATGTTTGAGAGACAAAGTTTTTTTGAACTTTTGCCAGATGTGTCTCTAGAAGTTCAACAGGAGAATTTAAATCTTTTCTTTGAGACTATGAAAGAACGACAACTAATATGGAAACGTAGATTCATAGATAAAAAAGAAAGACCTTGGACAGAGAATAAGATATTTCAGGAATATAAGTTCACAAATGTGTATCGCGAGCTAGACAGAAATTCTCAGTGGCTTATTAAAAACATTATTCTTGATGATAGTTTAGATTTAAAGAATATGGTATGGAAGATGATGGTATTTCGTTACTTTAATCATCCAGAGACTTTCATGCTAAAGACTTCAAACGATATACCTAATTACAATGAATACAATGAAGAGGATTTTACCAATTTCATTGCAGAGGTACGACAAGCAGGTATAAATCCATTCACAACAGCATATTTGATTTATAGTGGTAGTGGCGTTGGGTGTAAAAGAGATGATTATTATACCAAAAAAGCTATTCCTATGTTATATGATAAATTAGATGAGATAATTCAAGTAGCAGGAACAGCCGAGCGACCAGAAGAAATTATAGCTTGTTTAAATAAGTTACCAGGAGTATCTAATTTTATTGCTCATGAGTTTTATCAAGATTTTACTTATGTAGATAGATATACCAATAAGCATTTGATGAAGTTCGACCAAAATGATTATACAAATGTTGGTCCAGGAGCTTCGCTTGGTATAAGACTCATATTTCCTAATTTGACTTACAAGGAGCAAAAGAGTGGTATATATAAGTTGAAAGAAATGGCAGAGGAAAAACTTAAATCTGTTGTAGTTGATGAAAAATTTCCATTCCTTTATTGGGATAAGAGCAAAAGAGAATATTACATTGGAGAAGAATGCAATATAACATTACATCAGATTGAAATGTGGCTCTGTGAATTTCAGAAGTATTGGAAGATGTCTATCAAGAAAGGTAAACAAAGAAGCAAATTTACTCCAAAAACATTGACGTTATGATTAAACATAAACCTTTCAGGAACATTATAGATGAATCATTATTAGATACGTATCAATCATTAATGTATGAATTAGATTCATCTTTGAGTCGCATGCGATATATAAGTTCTTTGGATTTATCTGATGCTTATGAAATAGAACAATTCAATAATTTTTGGCGCAATACTAAAGATAATAATACTGTTGTAGTAAGTATATCTGATAATTCAGACTTATATGAATTAGACGATTCAACTATCGTTATTTTGGTAGAAAATATTGATGATAAAATGATAATTTTTGATATTCAAGATGCAAAGAAAATAATTGGAAACATTATGACGAAATAAAATTTTTATTCTCATTTGTTAATTATATGTCGGATGGTAGTTATTGTTTAGATAGCTATCATCCGATTTAGCAATTATAAGTATTGTAAATTTAAATTTATAGTACTATATGGATTTTGCTAAACAGCTGCGTGTAGTTGATTATGCTAGACAAAAATTAGATGTAAAATATTTGAATATTATAGAGAAAGCTGCGAAATCGGATAATGTAGATGATATTATTGCCGCTTCCCAAGCCATGAATAATATTCAAAACAAGAATAAAATTCAGCCAGCTAAGGCATTTTTTATTGACCCACTGCAATTCAATGCTAATTTGGGGTATAAGGATAAACCTTTCACATTGACTTATACTACATTGAAGCGCATGGCGTCTGCTCCAATAATAAGTGCCATTATAAAGACTCGTAAAAATCAGATAGCAGATTTTGCAGAGCCTCAGGGGGATAGATATTCAACGGGATTTGTAATTCGTAAGAAATTGAAAAATGGCATTGAAGAGCAAATGTCAGAGAAGGATAAAAAGATAGCAAACTCAATTACAGATTTCATATTGAATTGTGGTATATCTGGGTCTTGGGATAGTGAAGACTTTGATACTTTTATTCGTAAAATTGTAGAGGATAGTCTTATTTATGACCAAATGACTTTTGAATGCATTCGCAATAGAAGAGGAAAGTTAGAGAGATTCATAGCAACAGACGCATCTACTTTTCGCATTTCTGATTCTGCTTTCAAGGATGATTATGATAATCCTATGTTTCGTGAAAAAGGAAGTGACGTTTGGTTTAACAGAAACATTAGAACAGATTCACAACCAGTGAAAGGATATTATCCTAAATTTGTGCAGATATATCAAAGTGCTGTTGTAAATGAATTTTATCCTTGGGAATTATGCTTTGGAGTAAGAAATCCTTCTACTTCAATATACTCTAATGGTTATGGATGTTCTGAACTTGAAGAATTAGTTAATGTTGTAACTAGTATGTTATGGGGTGATGAATATAATCGTAGATTCTTCTCCCAAGGTTCCGCACCAAAAGGATTATTAAGAGTCAAGGGAGGAATGAATGATTCCGCATTACAGCAATTCAAACAGCAATGGCAGGCGATGATAAGCGGTGTTATGCAAAGTTGGAAAACTCCTGTTGTTGAAGCTGATGTAGATTGGATAGATTTACAGAAGTCTAATAGAGATATGGAGTATGGTAGCTGGATGGAATATTTAATAAAAATTGCTTGCGCTATATATTCAATAGACCCATCGGAGATAGGTTGGGATATAAGTAGAGGAAGTGGTAATTCCGGATTATTTGAAGCTTCTCAAGCAGAAAGAATACAAAATTCAAAGGATAAAGGATTATACCCAATATTGAAATTCATTCAAAGAAAGATAAACAAATATGTAGTTAGTCAGATAAATCCTGAATTTGAGTTTGTATTCGTAGGATTGAATGGTAGTACTATTGAAAAGGAGCTTGAGATGGATATCAAGAAAATAAATAGTTTCCAAACAATCAACGAAATAAGAGCAAAATGGGATTTACCAGAAATAGATGAATTCGGAGATTTGATAGAAAATTCAGTATATTATCAAGCATATAATCAAGCTAAGCAACAAGAGATGCAGCAACAACAGCAGCAAAACTTCGGAGGAGGTATGGATATGGGTAATTACGGAGGTGAAGAAGAAGAGGAAAATCCCTTTGATAGCTACTCTGAAGATAATTATGAAGAAGAAGGTACTGAAGAAGGAAATGAAGGCGAAGAGGAGGAAGAGAATCCCTTTGATAGCTACTCTGAAGATAATTATGAAGAAGACGAGGAAGAGGAAAAATCTGAAAGCAATATCTTTGCTAAAGCATTTGAAGAATTTTTGAGTCAAGAAGAAAGTAAGAATGAAAATAATTAAATTACGATATAAAAGATGACATCAAGTAAAAATATTGGGCAGGTTGTCGGATTATATATTGGTACATCCGCACCGAGTAATACAGCAATAATTTGGTACGATAATACACCAAATCAAATGTGTCATAAGGTTTATGATACTGCTACTGATTCGTGGTGTGTATTGAATCCTCAGATTATTTCTAACACTACTTATTCAGAGATTTCAGAAAGCGCAAATAAGAATGGTTTGAGCGTTGGTAAGAGCTATATTATAACAGATAAGTATAATACATTAGCGACAGCAATTACCAGCACTAAGATACAATATGTAGACAACCTGGGAAATATCATAATAGATGATTTGGGTACAAATAAGCAGTATCATGTTGGTAGTGGTAATATTATGATAGATGATATATCGGGAGTTGTAAACGCTTTGGGGAATACTATATTCAGTTTTACTGAAGATACTCCAAATGTAACGACCGATTATCTGTTAGGTAAAGCTAAAAGAAACGGTAAATGGGTGTTGTCTAAGTTTAGTTTTTCATCATTGTTATCATCTAATAGCAATAATTCATTGTCTTGGAGTAATGGTATTTTCTTTAATTTTAAGAATTCATTGAATTCATTGTTAAATAAAATAGGAGGCATTGTTGGTTATGACCTTTATAAGCAGAAGGTTGATGATATAGATACTTCTATTAATGATATTTTAGATGACAATAAAAGAGTTGTTAGCAATGTCAATAAGACAATGGACGAAAAAACTGCCGATGCGGTAATTTATGAAAAGAAAATTAGTAAGGATGTTGATATATCAGTAGCAGCAGGAGACATATTGAAAGGAGATACATTATATACAATAGTATCGAAATTTCAGAGATATATAAACAAATTCAAATATGCTAATGGAATACGATTGTCTTCAAGTTTTTCTGCTTCAAAAAAATATGAATACATAAATAATAATGATACAGTTGAAAGTGCATTAGGAAAGGTTCAATATGTATTAGGGGATACAACGAATGTTGTTACATTACCAAATGATTGGACTTGGAGTTCTACTGACTCTAAATATTCTAATATATATGAACAATATGGACTTCCGAAGGCTGGTGATACATTATACAATGCTTTTGGTAAGATTACAGCTTACATTACCAATATTAAAGATTATTTCACAATATCTGATGATTGGGAATCTTCTGATAGTAGTGAAGATATTGTATTGTCTATGTCTAGAAATACGATAGATGAATCAATGGCAAAAATCGTTGGTAAATTTAATCAGATTGGTTCTATTAAAAAAGGATACATAAAATTTCCTCATGAATATTTTAATGCATCTACTAATTCATCTTATAATTCAGAATTTAGTTCTGGGTACGTCGGCAATTCTCGTATGATTCTTTATGATTATTACGATGATGAGGAAACGGATGTTTATTACATCAGAGTATCACCTTTAGATATATCAATGGGAAGTGTTCAAGATAATGACAAATCATTAGATGTAAATACACACTCATTCAAATTTTTATCTACAGGAACAAGTAATAATGTTGTAAGTCCTTCAGGAATATCATTAGGCAGAAATGATGTAAAAGCAGCTTTTTTTGCTGAACATGGCGTAGCTTTATCAGCTAAGAGTGCTGATAGTTATGATGCTTTTTTTAAAAATATATTGTTACACAATATAACGATACAACCTAATGTAGTTGTTGGCGGAACTGATTATTATATTACAGATTCTTCTTTTTATGTTATTTCATCAGCAAATGATTATGAAACACACGTTTACTTGCCACAAATGCCTGAGCAAGGAAAGTTTGTATATGTAACATTTACAGATGTAGATAATTCAACAGCTTCTTGTTTTGTAAATTCTCAAGGTAATGATTATATATCTAATTATGGTTCATATGTTAAGGAATTGAATTTATCTCGACATAGATTATACGTTTTCTTTTCAATGTATACATTTAATGATGTGGATGATAATACATCAATGCTTTGGGGAATGTTGAATCTTTAATTTTGTAATATTTATGTTAAAAGGTAAATTCGTAAATAATGTTTTGCGTGATGTCATAAATTATGATGAAGTAATTAAGCAATTAGATAGTAATTTAGATTCTGAATTACGAAAAATAAATTCTAGAAAGTCAGACAAAACAGAACAAGAAAAAGAAAAATTAAGAAAGATAGCTCAAGATTATCATGATACGCAAAAAAACATGTATGATGAGGATTATATTGAGTTAGTGATAGATTCTGAAGATAGGGTAAGAAAAGACGAGTTTGATGCTATTTCCGCTCGTGTTGAATTATGCGCAGATGGTAGATTACATCAGCGTTTCAATGTTACTAAAAATTCTCCTGTTTTAATAAAGAACAAGATTGAAGAATTGAAAAATGAATTGAGTTCCACTGACTATATAATTATTAAGATTCAGGAGGCAAAATTAGTGATGAATGATAGTCCTTATAGTTCAGAATATATAGATGATATTGTTAACAAAAGACAATCAATAAGAGAGGAGATAAACAGATTAGAAGAATTGTTAAATTAGAGATAGTAAGTTATGTGCAAAATAGTATATCTAACATCGCGAGCATTTGATACACCATCAAATAATTTTAAGTTATCCTTAGCAAAGGAATTGCGAAAAAGGAAGGTTGAAGTGGTTACAGATACCACTAGTACGATAAGTAGATTTTTCCGAAGACATAAGGTTTATGGTATTGCTATTGCTATAGACTTTTTTCGAGACAATAAAAATGGCAGTGGATTGACATTAAATCGAAGATGTTCGTATATAAGTAGAGATTTTGCATATAATATATCTAATGCATTTGACGTTATTACACCTAGAATACATTGGCGTGATTTTAAGTTCGTAGATAGTAGTGATGATGAGTGGACAAGATTTTTTCATAAAATTAGTTCCGAAACCAAAGCAATATTTTATCTGTGTACTTATAATAATCAATCGGATTATGATATATATTTATCGTCGTTTGATAAAATAATCGCTGCTTTTGCCGATGAAATTGTACGTTGTTTGAGGTCGAATTATGATTATAGAGATTATCAGAAACGTGTTAAATTATCTAAATTAAGAGTTCGAAGATAAAATGAAAGATTGGCTTAATGAGAATGTTGTATCTATTATATCTACTTTATTTGGAGTAGGTAGTATTGGTTATGTTATCATAACACGCATTATCAATCGACAAAAATACGATGGTGAAGTAAGACAGCAAAATGTAGATATAGACATAAAAGGTGATGAGTTTTGGAAACATCGTTACGATATATTGTCTGATGAGATTAAGAATAAAGATATATGGTGGAAAGAAAGATATGATAATCTTTACAAAGAATTTCAGGAGGAGAGGAAATTGAGCAATGAGATTATAAAAAATTTTCGTATTGAGTTGAATGAGATTCGAGAAGATTATGAGCGACAAAAAGAAATTGATAGAGGTAAGTATAATGAGTTGATGGAGCAATATCAGCAATATAGATTAGAAGTTGATAAAAAGAACAAAGAACAGATAGATAGAATTAGTCAATTAGAAAGTCTGGTTACAGAATACGAAAACAGATTAAATAAGAATGAGATATGATTAAAATAAAATATTCAATATTTTTAGCGATTATAGCATTGTTTTTAGGATTTTTCGTAGGATTACATGTAGGTGGTAAAAAAAGTTCCGTAGAAACAAAGGAAACGATAAAATATATTCGCTCTGGATATATTATTCACGATACTATATATGAACCGCAACCATATGAAATTATTAAGAATGATACTCTCTATGTTTCTAGTGATGTTGTAGTAGATACATTGAAGATACTTGAAGATTATTTTTTGAGAAGAAAATATGATTTAGATTTTTCAAATGATTCAACTGGAACATTTAAAGTAGATGCTGAAGTATATATGAATAGAATTGTTCAAGCTAGTTCAACCATACAACCTATTGTAAAGACTGTAGTTGTCGAGAAAGAAGTAAAGAGTGATGACAAAAAGTTACATTGGTATAGCACGATAGGTACATCAGTAGATATGAATACGAATATCATCGGAATCGGCATTAGTGTTAAACAAAAATATTTATTGGGAGTATCTGGTATTCGCGCAGATAACAAATATAATTTTATGATAAATATGGGATTCATTTGGTAATTTACAAAGTTTATAGAATCATAATAAAAAAAATAAATCATGTTCGAAGATATTAAGAAACAACGAGAAACAGTTAGAAATAACATTCTTAAGAGTTTTTCTAATGATATAGAAAAAGCTCATAACGTAGGAGATGTACATCCTAATGGTAAATGGGTATGGACGCAACTATCTAATGGTAAGTTTGATTGGAGAACTATAAAGAAAAATAAGGGAACAACTAATCAAACACCTACTAATAATCAAACACCTACTAATAATCAAACACCTACTAATAATCAGGATAAAAAGAAGAAAAGACCTTATTACAGTTATGACGCAAAAGACCCAAGACGCAAACTTGTTGAGATTATCGATAATCCTAAATCTTCAAAACAAGAGAAGGATGCTGCAGAGAAGGAATTAGAGAATATAAATGCTAATAGAAAAAAACAATCTTCTGGTAAATCTACTACACCTTCTGGTAAATCTACTACACCTTCTGGTAAATCTACTACATCTTCTGGTAAATCTACTACATCTTCTGGTAAATCTACTACACCTAAGAAGAAAAATAATGAAGATGAAAACATTTGGGATAAGTGGAAGGGTGACTTTCTTGAGCTTGAGTATGAGAATCTCCCCGAACCTATTACAGATGAGGATAAGAAACTTCTTTTAGATGCCTTTCGTATTAGAGCGAAAATGTGGGATGTTGAACAAAGAGACCCTATGGGTGGTACTTATGGATATACTGCAATGTTTGGATATGCTAGAGATGAATACGATGCTCTTGCTAAGGAGTTGGGTAAGGCATTTGATAAATATCGTAAACACGTGGATAATGATAACAAATCTAACAAATCAACTTCAAAAAAATAATCATTAAGCAAGTTATGGATGAATTAGACTATCAATTTAAGATGGGTAAATATGCGTCAAATAAATGATATTATGTTCGAAGATATAATTAATAGACAACGAATAGTTGCAAGAAATATTTTAAAAGGATTTGAATCAACCGAAACTACAGATGAGTTTGATGAAGTCGTTAAAGGATATATGAATGATATCGAAAAAGCTCATAATGTAGGAGACGTATTCTATAAAGATGGCAAGAAGTATGTTTATACGCAATTGCATTCAGGAAAGCGTGATTGGCGAATCGGTAATAAAAATACTGTCATTAAAGGTAGCGGAATCGGTGGATTACATGGTTTAAAGGCGATAGAGAGTGTTTATTCTTCTGTCGATAGTAGTTATACTGACACTAATAAAATAATGCTTAAGAGGACACCTAATGGTCATTGGAGATTATTTTATGATAATAACGATATAGGTACATCGATAGCTGGCGATGCGATAACAGAACAAGAATTAATCAAAGATAATGTTTGTTATCAACGCAATAGAGTTGTAGATAATTTTACTAAAATGAAAGATTATATGGAGTTTGATTCTCCAGACGACGTATATTTCGTACAAATTATCAAGCGTTGGAAAGATAATAGTGATAAACCAGGAGCAGAAGATTGGAGACAAAATGGTAAGATTAAAGGCACTTATCACAGCGGAGCAGAATATCTTAATTATTATTTGATTCATTCTTATGCTGAACTTGAATCATTAAAGTCGCAAATTGTTAAGGTATGTAGTTATAATAATGCTCGAGCATATATTTCAATAAATAGCAGAAACCAGAGGGAAACTACAGATTATATGAATAAGATAAAGAGTAGATATGCACCAAACGACCCGAGAAGTAAATTTATTGAACCAATATTATATGGTCAAGCAAAAACAGGACCAGCATGGAAAGATAAAAGACTGAAGGTATTGCTCGATATAGATGCTTTAAGAGATGCTAAGGCAAAAATGGTAAATGGTAAAACGGTTAATGTTTGGGATGAGACAAAAAGACGTTTGAACGCTTTTGGCATTAAGGTTGCTGCTGAATACGAGACTCCAAGTGGCGGATTGCATTTAATATTGAACAATAAAAATAATAGAAATCTGAAGCCATTTTTCAGTGGATTGAAAGATTTCGATGGAGGTAAGTCATTGGGTTTTGGAGCAACTGTACATCCCTCTGAAGATATTAAAATGGTGCTTTATTCAAATGTAGATACAAAAGGATATTAATTATGTTCGAAGATATTAAAAAACAACGAGAAATAGTTAGAAATAACATTCTTAAGAGTTTTTCTAATGATATAGAGAAGGCTCATAAGGTAGGCGATGTACACCCAAACGGAAAATGGGTTTGGACGCAACTACCAAGCGGAAAGTTCGATTGGAGAACTAAGGGTGGCAGAGCACATCAACGTAGTAGTGCATCGGGCGGTAATGGAGACACTAAACCAAAACAATCTCAGAACGCGAGCGGAGAAAAAACTTGGGATAAGATAGAAAATTTTAATAAAAAGGGAAGTGTTGAGAATGATTTATGGATGACTTGGTATAGATTTCAGAATACAGGTGACCCATCGCGTATGAGTAAATTCTGTCAAATTCTTGAGAAGAAATTCCCGCACGTAGCCGAATGGAATCAAACAGCGCCAAACACTGGTAAATCTATCGTTACTGCTAAAGATGAGAATGGTAATAAGATTGTTAGTATAGACCTTAGTGGCGATAAGATTGACCTCTATAAATTACAGTATTTTATGGATAAATGTTATGAAAATAAGCTGCAAAGAAAAACTAAAGACGCTGATACAGAAACAAAGATAAACAAACAAACAGAAAAATATTCTGAAATGCCTATAAAAGATGCAAAAAAAGCATTGGTAGGTAAAATTATAACTATCAGTAATAATAGTTTCAATGGCGTTAAAACATGCGATTCATTAGGTAAGATAACAAAGGTTATTACATATAATAAAATACCAATAGCGACTATTGAAGATGCAGGAGGAAATACTGAAGATATTAAATTGTCTGATTTAGATGTAGGTTGGCATTCAAGACACAACGATGATTATAGTAAGAAGAATAATATTGGTAAGATAAGCATATATGATGGAGATAAATGGGATAGTCTTCTAGATAAACATCATAAGCAAGCAGATAAAGATTTTGAAACAAATGAAGCTAATAAGCCATTATTGGTAGATGATTTGAAAGTTGACGACCTTAAGAAATGTTCAATAGGAACTTCTGTTAAGATTAAGGGGATAGCCGCTAATACAGTAGATACGTATGTTAAAATAAGCAAGGATAAATGGAAAAATAAAGCTGTTGATGGAAATAAGAGTGATGAAGAAATGCTCAAAAAATTAAAGTTTTATGAGCATCATCCACGTATTTCATATTCTGTTAATTTAAGCGAGATTAAGAGTCAGATTAAATCATAAAACTTAATGATATTCACTTTCGCACAAATAAATGATATAATCGGCATAATGCGTAAGCATCAATTAGTATTTATTGCCGAGCAGTTAGGTTTGAATTATCTATCTCAAGCTGATAAGGATATATTAACAGCAGCAGGAATAGATTTGACCAAATATACAAACTCTAAGGGTGTAATAGAACATGCTTATTTGTTCGGCATTCTTTCGGAAGCATTGGGAGATAATCGGGCAAAGAATATGAGTTACAATCAATTTTTAAAATTCATAAAGTCTGGTAATTTTATCCCATTGACCGAAGACGAAGAATTTGCTTTAGAGCAATTAAAGAATCGTGCTTATACAGACCTCAGTAGTTTAGGAAATCGCATTGCCGTAGGGACTTCTAATACGATAATTAAAGCGAATCAGAAACAACAGAATAATCTTCAAATGATTGTACGCAATAAAGCTATCGATGCTGTTAAGTATAGAAAATCTGTGACGCAGTTAGCTAGTGAATTAGGTCATGCTACAGAAGATTGGGAACGTGATTGGTTAAGAATAGCATATTACTTGACACATGAGGCATATAATACAGGTAGGGCAAAATCTATTTTTAAACAATACGGAGATGATGCTGAGGTATATTTCACGGTATTAGAAGGAGCTTGTAAACATTGCATGAGATTATATCTAACAGACCCAGATGATATAAATAGCGAGCCTATTGTTTTTAAGCTGAAAGATATCATTGCTAATGGTAGTAATATAGGCAGAAAAGCAGATGAATTATTGCCTACAGTTGGTCCAATTCATCCTTATTGCCGTTGTACAATTAATAGGAAAGACCCGAATACAGAATGGGATGCTTCAACTTTATCATTCACTAAAGTCAAAAAATATGTTCCGAAGAATAAGAAGTTACAAGGAATTGATATACGTAGTTTGATAAAGGTCAAGAAGGCTGAAGTTGATAATGATATAGAAAATAGAAAGGATGATGAATCACATTTTGAATAACAAAGTTTTTAATGAAAAACTAGTTTAGAATTGTTGTATTAAATAAGAAATAAAAAATTGTAAAAATGAAAGATTTATTAGACGGTTATATTCAACAACTACCATTCACAGTTTTAATAGAACCAACAGAAGGTTGTAATCTTGGATGTAGTTTTTGTGGATTAAGAGGTATGAGAGAAAAGGGTACAAAACCTTGGAATTTTATGACCATTAAAACAGCTGAGATTATAGCTAAGGAAATAAAACGTGTAGGATGGAAATCTAAAATTGTATTTGCTCAACATGGTGAACCTACATTGAATCCTAATTTTTTGAGTATAGTAAGTGTATTTAGAAATTTATTGCCAGATAATATTTTTCATATATATTCAAATGGATACACATTCAATCGTTTCGATAATAAAGATGATTATGTTAATTTAGTATTTGATTCGGGAATTGATAATATTATTATAGATTGTTATAGTAGTAATGGTGATTGGAATTTTATAAACGAATTGAAGACGAATAAGGATAAAATTGTATTTTATGATAAAGGTGTTAATTTGTATACCACTAGTCATAAAAAGAGATTATTAATAATGCCTCCGATTCAAGATAAAGAGACTAATCTTATAACAAGGAAATTAGCAAATCATGCAGGAGCGGCAGCACCTAAAGATTTTTCGTACAATAATAAACGATGCGCAATGCCGTTCCGTGAGTTAGCATTCCGTTGGGATGGTAATGTCGCTATATGTTGCGACGATTTTCGCGGAGAATATCCTATTGCAAATATTAAAGATATGTCAATAGAAGATTTATGGAATCATCCTAAATTTCAAGCAGCCAGAGTTATGCTTTATAATAAGGACAGAAATTTTACGCCATGTAACGGTTGTACAAATGTAAGTATGAGAGTAGGTTTTTTACCAGATTATCGAGGACAAGATGAATTGCCTAAAATTTCAGATGAAATAAGAAAGATAGCAATGGAAAATTGCAAAAATGGTTCATTGTCTATAATTGTTAAAAGACCTTGGGAAAAATGAAAAAATTATTGATGATACAACCCCATTCTGATGATTTACTTTTCAGCTGTGCGCATTTACTATTGAGCGATGAATACGAGGATTATGATAAGCAAGTACTTACTGTTGAGAATAATCTAAAAAGAGTAAAGGAAGATGAGGCATTATATTCAATGTTAAATATTCCTTATACTCATTTAACAGTTGATTTTGATGACCAATCGTATTATGGTTATCATAAAAAATACAGAGAAGTTACGATTGAAGATTCATATTGTTATCTTTCTGAATTTTTTTCATCAGACATTCTAGCTGATATAAAGCAACAATTAAAAGATTTTATTGTAAAATATTTGAAAAAGAATAATAAAGATGAAGTCATTGTCGTTGCTCCTTGGGGTATTGGACATCCGTTTCATCTTTTTGTTAGAGATTGTATTGAAAACATATTGAGTTCTTTTGAAGTAACTAAGTTATTTTACAGAGAATTTCCTCACAGTTATAAAAAACGTAGTAGAGTTCAAGTAGAGAAGCAACAACAAGAATATACGTTATTGTATAGTAAGAGTGTTTCAGATTTTGAAGATGTTAAGTGGATGCTAGCAAAGAAAATATATAAGACGCAAAGTTCTCTTCTGTTTTTTGAATCTGGATATATAAATAAACATTTAGATGAGGAAATTTATACAAATTAGAATATGAAGATACTTATAGCAGATTTTCAAATTGCAAAATATGGAGGTATTGTAGCTTATGTAAGGGATATAGTTAGAGCTTTTCATGAATTAGGTCATGATGTAGATATAGCTCAGATGACACCATCTTCAACTACACAGAAAGCATATGATAAAAAATACAAGGATTTTGAATCTGGAGAACATCAAAGGAAAATAAAATTTCAAAGTCAAGCAGGAGGATATGAGAAGGACGATGTTTTAGGATATTATTTCAACACGTATTATGGTTATTTCCTTCCGCCTAGTAATCGCATTGGAGTATATGAGAAAGATGCTCTAGAGCATTGGAAAAGACTTACATCTGACGTAGATATAATATTATGGAATTTTATGCCAACTAAATCATCTGCTTGGGATAAGAAAGGAGTTAAATTTGATTTTTGGCATGAGTTTTTTGATTTACCATCAAAGATACGTCAAGTGTTTCTAGTACACGACGCTTACTTCAATGTAAGAGCAAGCAATATATCTGCTTTGAAGGATAAGATATTATTTATGGGTTGTGCACATTTAGCTGCTTATCAATGTTGTTCCGAAATTGGTATTCCTCGCAGTCTGCTATTGAATCCAAGATTTATAGAGGATGGTTCGAAGATGCCTATAAAAATAATGGAAAAACGTACTCAAGATTTCTTTGCCGCTCATATGTTTAAGAGTATGAAACATATGGAAGAACTTATTGCCGCTGTTCCATATCTCCAGAAAGGAGAAGATGAATTATTTGGAGTAAAGATAGCTGGCACTGGTATTGAATATAATTATATGACTAGTGAAACAAAGACTAAGAGCAATTATATGTGTACATTAAAACGTGACCCAGATTTACCAAAGAAATTAGATGGTAAAATATCTTTATGGAATAGAGCATTGAAGTTTGGTATGGAATATATGGGGCAGATGTCTAGTACTGAAGTATCAGATACATTACTGAATACTAAATTTGCAATAGACCCATCATGGGCAGAGCATTATTCTAAATATTGCCGAACACATATAAATGGATTTATAATAGAAGCTATGATGAATGGCGCATATCCAGTTTTGCGTGATTATAGAGGATTGGATAAAAATTCAGATAAAGATATTTATGACCCATTATTTGAAAATATTAAAGCAATAATAATCCCCTGGGACGCTACACCGAAAGAATTTGGAGATAAGCTGAAAGAAGCAATGAAAATGTCTTCAAAAAAATTTCTAAAAGATACACTACATAATTACAATGTAGTAAAAGAATTATTCAATTCAAAGAAAAACGCAAGAGAAATAATTAGATTATGTAATGGCGGAAGGAAATTAGTGAAAAAAGAGTTAGAAACAGGAATTGATTCAGATAATGTGAAACGAATAACAAATGAGATAATGGAAGATTTTTATGGTATAGAGTTACCAATTGAGTGGGAAACCGATTAATACAATTATTACATCTTTAACATTAAATATTTTTTCATTATGAACGATAATATAATAAGAAAAGCTCACAATGTAGGTGACCGAAATCCGAAAAATCCAAATTTTATATGGACAGAATATAAGCCAGGAAAATTTGATTGGCGTCCTGAAAAAAAGAACAAAACCACTACTGTTAATCAAAATCCGAGTGCTAAAAATACGGTAAAAAAACAAACTGTTACAAATGATAATAAATCAGTAGCCAAAAAGGATATAAAAAATATGAATCCGAATGAATTAGTTGATTATGCTAATTCAGCTTCTACTGAATCATTGACTAAAGTTGTTAATGATACCAAGTTGAACAAAGATATCCGACAGATAGCGTTTAATGTTCTAAAAACAAGAGACGATTATGATAAGAAAAAAGTAAATAGTGCGGATTTAACTGGCGGATATATACCAAAACCAACTCCAAAGATTCAATATCAAACAAAGAAACCAGAGGTTGAAATTAATTTACCAGATTCTTGGACTATCCGTGTAACAGGAAAGAATGGTCAGTTAGAAAATAAACAATCATCTTTATCAGGATTGCGTAAGTTATATGCTAGTAAATCAGATAATGATTTGTTAAATATTTTGAATAATCCTAATGGTCGTTGGCAAAATCGTCAGATTGCTTATGAGGAGGCAGCGGCAAGAGGTATAGATGAAAGCAAGATAGACGTTTCAGGTAAGTTACAGAAAGAATGGGATTCGCAAAAGCGCAAACATGATTTAGAGGAATCATTAAAGGGTAATTTTAATGAGGAAGAAGCAGATGCGGTAAATGTTGATTTTAAGGGATTCGACCATGAATCTTTTATGAAGGATTTTCTTGAATCAGGAGATACTGGTTGGATGAATGAAAAAGACCCAAGAGTTGTAAAAGCATTCAATGGATTCAAAACATTAACTAGTAGACAACAGTATGATGCGCTTAAAACGTATTACGAGCCCACTATGCCAGGATATCTGAATCCAGATAATAAGATTGGATTATTAAATGAACAATACGATAATTTTATAAAATATAAGACAACTCCATTGTTTATATCAGCAGGAGGTGCAGGTATTGGTAAAACATTCGGTTGGAGAAATGTAGCTGAAGATAATAATTTGCCAGAATTGCAGAGTGATGACGATGTTAATAATGCTGATTGGGGATGGGTTATGTTATCAGACCCAGAAGATGACAAAGATTTTCGTGAGACATTAGCTAAGTATAATGGTACATATAAGGATGATAATGGTGAAGATAAACCGCATATTTTAGTTTTTGATGATGCTGATAAAATTCTTACATCTAATGCTGTTGCTATTAAGGCATTGATGAAAAAAATTACAGACGGAAATCCTAAGAATCGTATTTTCGTGAATCCTTCTACAGGAAAGAATGAAGTATTTAAGGGTGCTATCCTTATAATGACTAATAAGGATATTTCTGCATTAAGTAATGCCAGTGAGGACGCTAAGGCAATTATGAGTAGAGGATTCGCTACAGATATACATTTCACTAGAGCTGAAACAATGGACTTGATTAATAAGAGATACAAGTATATGGACTTTGGTGATTTTCAATCTTCATTTGAGAAGCAATTTCCTAATAAAAAAGACCAATTGGAAGTAAGACAGAAAGTAAGAGATTGGATTGAAGAGCATTTAGATGAAGCAGACCCAGCGAAATTTACTGTCCGTACTTTTATTGATATTATCCGATTAGCCGCTCCTTCAATTGCTAAAGGAAGTAATGGTAAGGTAAGAACAATAAATGGAAATATACAAATTGGTACTAATATTCCATGGGAAGTTCAAGCGTTGAGTTTAATTAAAGCAGAAACGAATGATATTGAAAAATCAGAAAACGATGAATTTAATATCGAAAGTATGATAGATAAAAAGAAATCGTTACTGAAGCATAAAAAGGATGCTAAGAAGAATGATAAAAAGAAATATAATAATTTATACGGTCAGAAGGCGATAGATGCTTATTTATTTGGAAAAGACTATTCTGAGTCAAAAGAGGATAATAAAGAGAAAGCATTAGAATCGGATTTTGGTATGAGTTTAGATGAAGCAGAAAAAATTCTTTTATCTTAAATGTTATGGATAGAATCAGGAAAGCATTAGAAACAATTGCCTTGGGATATTCTCAGGGTAATTGTTCTGTCGATAAATTAATCAAGGCTTGTAATCAATATAAAAATAAATTAGGACTAATTGATAACATAGATTATGATTTGAAAGTTGCTAAATCTTGTATTGATTATATTAACAATATGCCTCAAGATATAGAGATTTGCAAGGCAATTATTCCTGGACAAACAAAGGTCGTGGATGGCATAATGTATATTTACAGCAGAACGAAAAATGGAGCTAAACAACAATATGATTGGCATGTTGTTAGAAAAGGTGCTAAGACATCAGCTAATATAGGTCGTGGCAGTAAATTGAGTGACGCTAAAATACAATCTAAGCAAAAATATATAAATGACCTTTTCCCTAATGATTTGAGTTCAATCAAAATAATTAAGAGATTGGGAGGTAGTACAGGAGCTCAATTAGTTGAAGACCTAAATGGCAATCAATATGTTCTTAAAAAAGGTAGTAATACAAACAACGAACACGTAGCATCAGAATATTTATCTAATCAATTATATAACATTCTTGGATTAAGAACTCCAGATTATGAACTATATGAGGAGAATGGTGAGAATTATTTATTGAGTAGATATATACAAGGAACTCATGAACCAAAGCCTTCGGATTATAAAAAAATGTCAGAAGGTTTTATTGCCGATTGTGTTCTTGCTAATTGGGATGTTTATAAGAATGATAATTGTAGAATTAAAGACGCTAATGGTACAGTATATCGTGTAGATAATGGAGGTTGTCTTGATTTTAGAGCTCAAGGTGCAAAGAAAAATTTTGATTCAAATGTCAAAAGTACTTATGATAGTATGTTCAAATTCAATCCTCTTGTACCTACTCTTTTATCTTTTGATGAGCAACTTCAGCAAATTAAAGATATCCAATCTAAACACGATGATATTGTAAATTTCTTGAAAGAAAGTGGTAGAGATGATTTAGCAAAAATCATTGGCGAACGAATAGATAATCTAAATGATGTTGCTGATTATATTAATCAAGAAATATTAAAACAAGCTGATGCTCAAGCCGCTAAAATGAAAAAAGTTCGTCCTCGTACTTTAAAAAGCGAGAGCGATATGTATTCTGAAATCGATGAGGCTAGAGTTAATGAATTAATTGATGATACAGCTAAAGAGTTTTCTTTTGCGAATAATAAGAACAATATGTCTAATATATTACATATATTGCGTTTAAATGATTCGCAAAAGAATGGTTGGTCATTGTTATATAAAATATGTAATGAAAGAGGATTTACAGCTCGTCCGAGGGTTTTAACGGAAGATGAATTTTGGAAAGAAAAACAAAAAAATGATAATCCTTTATTATTAAGAGGATTCGATAGTGTTAATTATGTCAGTGATTTTATTTATTCTGATAGATGTCATTATGGTCAATACGCCGTTTGGGGACAAGGAATTTATGCTCATGTAGATGATGAATCAAAATCTAGTAGTCAAGACAAACATAGTGATTTTAAGGTTTTAAACAATAAAAACGATAAAAATACTTATAAGAGTAGTGGTACTTATATAGCTGCTAATTCTTATACTCAAGGTATTGGAGACGATACTATTCTTCCTATGTTTTGGGAGAAAGATGCAAATGTTGTAAATGCAGACGATTTACTTGATGAAGTTAAAGCTATTGGAGCAGGTAGTAGAAATCCTAAAGTCGCTAAATTAAAAAAAGAACTCGATACTATTAAGGATGAATGGATGAAAAATCAATCTAGCATAAATAATCTTGAAGAAACTATAAAACAAAAAGTTTATTCTGATATGCATTATGATGAAAATTCTGTAAAGGATATGATAGATACTATACAGAATACGAATTGGGGTTCAAGGAATATGCGGGGTAAAAGAAATTATCCTATGTTTGATGATTTTGTGAAAAATAAAATTAAGTCTTGGGTTGAATCTTGTGGAGGTAGTACTGAAATAATAAATGAAAACATGGAAGATGAGCAGATTCATATTGTTAAAGGTAATGCTGAATTATACATTAGTAAATATTCTTGGAACAATAATGCCGTTAAACAAAAAAATTCATTTACAGTACCTTATCACTATCAAGCAGAAAAATTTCAAACTTTTTTTGACACTAATTTTATAAAACCAGTCAAAGATGCAATAACTAGCGAAATTAATAGTGGTAATATAGGTCGTGATTTAAGAAGTAAGGTTATAAAAAATGAATCAGATTATTACAAAAAGAAAAACGAATATGACGATGAGGTAAATAAGAGTATTCCTGATAATATATACGGATATATATACAATATATGCAAAGATTTAAATTATAGAAGTAGAGGAAGAGAACGTTCTGTTTTAGGAATATATGCTGCTTTGAGGGGATACGACGGTATTATTCAACCAGACGGTAATGACCATGGTCATAGTTTTTGTATTGTATTGAATAGAAGTAAGATTGTAACAATGGCTAAATAAATAAAAAATATGAATAATAATGTTTTTAATATAGCTAATGAAGTTATTGCGATAGTTGAAGAGAAAAAGCCAGGATTATATGTACCATTTAGGGGTAATTTCCCTTTGTTGAAACCTTATAATAAAGAAGAATTTTGGCAAATAGTTTCTAGTGAAAAGAAAATAGATGAAGTTCCAGAATGGGTTCAAGATATTCTTTTTAAGGCATTGAATGTTAAGAGAATAGATGATGGATTTAGGGATTTTCTTAAGATGAATGGTATATTTAATGAATGGTTAAACATGAGTAGTTCAGATAAATCTACAGAATTAATGAGATTTTTGAATGCTAATTCAATGACACTAGAATATTTAGATATATAAATTTATCAACATTCGTAAATATTTAAGCAATACAATTATAATAGTCCAAAGAACAATAAATTCTTTGGACTATTTTTATGGCAAAAGATATAGAATTTAATTTTTGGTGTCCTGTTGAGATATCTAAAGCAATAGACCAAAATACTGGCGAAGAAGTTATGCTACTGGGGGGTATAGCTTCAACGGCTGATGAAGATAGTGACGGTGAATTTTTAGACCCCAAGGGATTTGATATCAATCCATTGTTGGAAAGTGGAATGGTTAATTGGCATCATCAAGCAAAAACAAATCCTGGTACAATCGTAGGTGAGCCGACAAAAGCGGAAATTAGAGATGAGGGATTGTACATAGAAACAAAATTATATCCATCTTCTCAAATTGCTAAAGATATATGGGAATTAGCAAAAACATTAGACCAAGATAGCGATACTAGACGTTTGGGATATAGCATTGAAGGAAAAGTTCTTGAGCGAAAATCGAACGATAGAAATTCTCCGGATTACAAGAAAATTTCCAAGGCTGTTATAACGGGTGTTGCAATAACGCATCAACCTAAGAATCCTAAAACTTTTGCTAACATTATCAAAGGAGACATAGAAGATGATTTTGATGATGAGGAAGAAAATAAGAAGAATGATGAGGACGTTAAATCTAAAGAAGATGAATATTATAAGAAAGTAGGAATAAAAAATAAATCATTGGATACCACAACAGCAAGATCTTTAATTAAAGAAAGTGTAGACGATGAATTGAAAGTTACTACTTTTGGCAAAGCAGAAGTAATGGAAAGAATATTTAAAGACATTCCAACTATTACATTACAAAAAGCAGAAAATATATATACTTTAATTAATAAAATTGCAGCTATGGCAAAAAGAAACGTAACAGAAGAGGATATTCAGAAGGCATATGATGCTTTAGGTTTAGACCCAGATGAATCTCTGTTGAAGGGCAGGGATGATAGCGAGGAGGATTCTGAGGATGAGGACGATTATACTGATGACGAGGAGGATTCTGAGGATGGTATGAATAAGTCTGAAGATGAAGACGAATCTGATGATGAGGATGACGAGGAAGAAGATGATACTGACGAGGAAGATGAAGACGAATCTGATGATGAGGATGACGAGGAAGAAGATGTTAAGAAATCTGAAATCTTCAATCGTTTTTCAAGACTCGAAAAGGCAATCTCAACGTCTCATCTGAATAATGCTACTTATATTAAGGCATTAGGAGTTATGGTTAAATCTAGTAATCAGAATCTAGAGAAAGCAATAGACGAGCTTGAGTTAGCTAATAAGCGTATTGAAGAGTTGTCAGACATTAATAAATCTCAGATGGATGAGATAAATAGTTTGTCAGAAAGACTTGAAGCTTATGGCAGTTCATCGCCAATGCCTAAATCTATTAGACATTCTGCAGCGGTAAATCGTAATTTTTCTAAAGGCAATGTAAACGATTTCGGAAATGAGGATGCTGGTAATATTGACGAAAATAGTATCAGTATAATGAATAAAGCTGCTGTGACAGAAATTCTTGACCAAGCTACTTTTGCTAAGGGATTCGATGAAGAGTTTAGCAAGGCTTGTTTGGATTATGAGGCAAGTGGTAACATATCTGGTAATATAATTTCCAGAATAAAGAATGAATTTGGTATTTCAATAGTAAAATAATTTTAACTTTAAAAAAATATGGATAGATTATCAATCAACCTTTCCGATTATGCTAGTAATGGTGATGGATTTGGCGGTGCATCACGTGAAAGTATTGATGCTTTAAATAAGGCATTATCCGCTGGTCAGATAACTGGTCGTGAAACTGCTGATTCAACCGATGCGTCGGGTGCTCCTTTGAAGGTCGAGAGTCTTGAGAAAACTCTTAAGCATTTGACCTTCCGTGAAAATGATATTAAGTTTTGGAAGGATATTCCGAAGAAACCTGCTTACAATACTGTAGAGGAGTTCAATCAGCAACTCAGCTATGGTAATGATAGAGGTGGATTCTATGCTGAAGGTGAATTACCAGACGAGGAAGACAGCGTATATGTAAGACGTGCTCAGTTCACCAAATATCTTGGTGTAACTAAGTCAGTAAGTCATCAGATGACTCTTGTGCGTTCAACTATTGGTGACATTATGCAGAAGACCATTAAGGATGGTACTATGTGGATTTTGCGCAAGCTAGACCAGTCTTTATTCTTCGGTAATGATAAGTTGATTAATCTTGAGTTCAATGGCTTTATAGCTCAACAGGAATATTCTGATAGTTGGTCTGACAGAGCATCATATTATAATAGCGATAGTGTTATTGATATGCGTGGTAAGTCTTTGACTGAGGATGCTATCGAGAGTGCTGCAAATACAATCGTAGAGAATTACGGTTTGGCAACCCAGATATATACAGCTCCGTCTGTTCTTTCTGGATTTGTTAAGCAGTTCTATGGTAACAAGTTCATTATGCCGAATACTCAAGCATTGACTAATGGCGTAATGGGTCAACGTGTTCAGCAGTTCGAGTCTCAGTTTGGTTCAATAGGATTGAATCAGGATATATTCTTCAAGAAGAAGCCTGCTAAGAATGCTAAGAGTGCTTCAACTTCAGACAAGGCACCCATCAAGCCTACTGTTACTGCTACTGCTGTTGCTACTGCTGCTAATTCTAAGTGGACGACTGACGATGCTGGTAATGTTTATTATGCAGTTTCAGCATTTAATAGATACGGTGAATCTGAGTTGACTATTGTAGATGACGCTATTGCTGTTACAGCAGGAGGTGCTGTAGATTTGGCTATTACTGGTAATTCTGCATCTGTACACAAGGCTTCTGCTTATCGTATCTATCGTACTGTTGCAGGAGGTTCTAAGGATGGTGAGTTCTATCCTTTATTTGACGTATCTCTTGATGATGTAGCTAGAGGATTAGACGGTGCTGCTACTGGTTCAATTCGCGACCTCAATTACTACTTGCCTAATTGTGACCAGGCTCTTGTTATGCAGTTTGATGACGAGGTTATTGAATTTGCTCAGCTTGCTCCTCTTATGAAGATGGATTTAGCATTGCTGAGTCCTGCTTATCGATTCATGATTTTGCTTTATGGTACTCCATTGCTCTATGCTCCTAAGAAGATGGTACGTATCATTAATATAGGGCAGAAGAAGTAGGAAACGGGAATCAATTTTATATTCATTATTTAAAGGGTGTGTATTTTTCATATGCACACCCTTTTTTAAAAAAATTGTAATAAAAATATGAAAATAAAGGCAAAAAATCCTTCTGTAAAAGGAATGAAGTTGATAGTTCCTATTGACGGAACTATTGAGATAGATGCTAATGGTATTGCAGACGTTTCTGACAAGGCTGCTAATTTATTGGTAAATAACACTAATGATTGGCAATTTCTAAATGCAGCAAAAGCTGATTCTAATGATGAGCCAGAAGACGACGATGCTCGTATTGTTCAGGGTATTAAAAAGATGTCTTTGGAAGATATGATTTCAATGGCGCAAGAAGCTGAATATCCGGAGTCAGAATGGAAAAAGTTCTCAAAGAAAGATAAGTTAATGGCAGCATACTTAATCAAGAAGTATAATGAAGCTAAGTTAGATGAGAAGACCGTTAATGACTTTGAAGAGAATAATGAAGATACTAATGAGAAGACCGAAGAGGAGGGTGCTTAATATATAATCTCAATTTTGCCTATCTAGATAAATCTCTTCTTTTTCAGAAAGACTAATAGATAGGCATTTTTAATTATTCATTTCTATGCCGACATTAAGATTAAAGATACAATACAATAAGAATGAAGGTCTATTGTTAAGTCCGAGTGAATTGCGTGAAAACTATTTATTCGGTATTCCTGTTTGTACAAATGATGGACGTAAGATATCTTCATCTACAATTAAACAGCAAATAAAATCAGCTCAGGAAAAAATAGAGCGTTTGTTTAGTATTAAGCTAAATCGGCAGGTAATAGAGGAAAGTAAAGATTATATAAGAGAAGAATGGAATAATTGGGGATATGTTAAATCAACCTATCCAATATCATATATATCTAATTTATTCGGATTCATTAATTCTGTAAAACAAGTTATTTATCCCCAAGAATGGTTAAGTATCAAAAAAACCGAAAGTGTTGCTGTTTGGCGTAACTTATATGTTATACCTAATTCAGGAAGTTATCAGGGAGCAACAATGACGCAAAATTCATTAATATTCAATGGAGTATTTCCTCACATGGGATATTATGGCAAAACTTATATACCAAATTATTGGAGATTGAAATATATAACGGGATGGAAATCTAGTGAAATACCAGAAGATTTATTGGATTTGATTTGCAAACTTGCTAGTATTAATATTTTGGCCATAATTGGTAGTTATTTATATGGCACTGGAGTTCAATCTTGGTCTGTTTCTTTAGATGGAGTTTCACAAAGTGTTCCATTGAAGAATGGTCGTTTTGGAATGTTTTCTGATAGAATAGAATTATATACTCAGGAGATTGACAAAATAATCGAGAGTGCTAAATATGTTTATAAGGGTATAACTTTTGATTGTTTGTAATTTATGTCAGATAAAAAAAGTATATTAACATCTCATCCTGTAATTCATCAAACTGCTCCTTCTACAGATTTACCACAACCAATGTGGGATGTAAAGAAGTTTGATTCTTTGATATGGAATAATGGATATCATGCTTATATAGAAAAAGCATTAAGATGTCCATGTGTAGATAGAAGTACTGGTCAAGCGTTATCTACTTG